ATGGACCACGTAAAGAGATGGAAGTTACACAGTCGTTCGATATATTCGAAAACTCAGTAGACAAAATAATACCTATATAATATAATAATACTATGAACGTCAAAGAAGAAACCACATACGATAATTATCTCGACACCGATAAACGTCTTGATAATGATTACAAAGCAACCCTAGATAAATTTGTCGGAGAAGAAATAGATGTAGTTCTTCCTGAAAAAAAGATTGACCCTGCAACAGAGCAAGGTTTATATAAAATATTATATTGTCATTTTAGAAATCTTGAAGACTTTACAGACTTCTGTAAGATCATCGGGCAGATCATAGATAATAATACGAAAGAAACATTTTATCCACTTGCTGACCCTGCCACAAATCTATTTGGCGACACAGATTACCCGGACCCGATCAGTATACCAGACAATCGTGTACTGATACCCAAAAAGAAAAAGAAAGGTATTACACGGGAAGAGACAAATGCAAATCACAGATCAAACTTACCAGACATTCATTGGAAAGGTATGCCAGAATTTGTACAAGAAGACCTACATACATGGCGATCAATCGATGTGAAGTTCAGAACAAAACAAGACTACGACCACTTTGCTAAATTAATTAATCCTGATCTCAGTGATAGATCAAAAGCAACATGGTATCCAAAGTTAGAAGTAACAAAGAATCATAAGTTACGTTGGGTACAAAGTGGTGATAATAATTTTAATCCTAAGTACCCTGTATACATTGTATCTAAAGGGCGTCATGAGTCTATGATTACAAGTAGATCATTAGCACGTATGAAAGTACCACATTATATTGCTATCGAACCACAAGACGAGGCATTGTACGAAGAGGCACTTGATAACTTTAAGATACGAGACTATGTTACATTACTGGTTGCCCCTTTTAGTAATCATGGTGATGGACCTGGTCGTGCACGTAACTGGTGTTGGGATCATAGTGTCAGTATAGGTGCAGATGCACACTGGGTTATGGACGATAACATTTCAGACTTCTATCGCCTACATAAAAATCAACGTGTACGATTTGAAAGTGGTGTAGGGTTCAGAGTCATGGAAGATTTTGTTGATCGATATGATAATGTTTATATCAGTGGTCCACAATATAGATTCTTTATACCAAGTAATGCAGAGAGACCAGAGTATGTTGCTAACACTAGAATATATTCTTGCTTATTAATCCGTAATGATTGCCCACATAGATGGCGTGGTCGTTACAACGAAGATACCGATATCTGTTTACGTCTACTCAAAGACGGACACTGTACAGTACAGTTCAATGCTTTCTTACAAGGCAAAGTGGCAACTCAAGTAATCAAAGGTGGTAATACTGCCGAGTTCTATCATACAGAGAACGAAGACAATGAAGAGTTTCAGAAGACTGGTTACAATGCAGATGGTACAATTAACAAATCACAAATGCTATACGATATGCACCCAGACGTTACAACAGTTGTTTGGAAGTATGGCAGATGGCATCATCATGTCAACTACGAATCATTTAAAGGCAATGTATTAAAACTCAAAGAGGGTGTTACATTACCTGAAGGTCATAATAATTATGAAATGATATTTGACGGAGACTTTGTTGATGCAAGATTTAGATAAGATTTATATTCTTACGTGTAGACGTGTAGATGATCAGATTACCTACAATGCTTTACCACAAAAATTAAAAGAGAAAGTTTGTTTCGTTGTCCAAGATTGGGAACGTGAACAATATAATTATGATGCAGAGTATCTTGTCTTACCAAAAGATATTCATGTAGATACACACCCAAGACCTGTATCACATTCAAGACAATTCATCTATGACAACTCAACGACCATGAAGTATGCAATGCTTGATGATGATATTACATTTGGTAGACGTAATCAAAAGTATTGGACTGGTGTGAGTAACATGGAAAAAAGTAAACGTAAGTGTGAAGAAGATGATATCTTAGAGATGTTTGATCTTTACACTGAATGGTTAGACTTACCAGAGGTGACGTTCTGCGGTTGTTCTCATTCAGAGAACCCGCCCTCTGGGAAGTCATTTACTTCTAACTCTAGTATTGGTTCACAGTTCTGGATTAATGGTAAAGACTTTGCACATAAGTTACCAGACTTTGAACTTACAAGAACACGTGTAGCACAGGACAATGTCTTTGTGTTATCTTTATTATCAAATGGTTTTGGTAATCGAATCAGTCAAGAGTTTTGTTTTTACAACGACAGTGTTATGAAGAAAACAAAAGCATCACAGATATGGGACAATCAAACAATTGAATCTGTGATGAGAGATCACAAAGTAATAGAAGAAATGTTCCCAGGTATATTTACAATCTTATACGATGAAGATGGTGTAAGACAAGAAGGTGGTTTTAGAAACTTAGGCAAGTGGCGATGTCATTGGTCTAAAGCATACAAGCAATATCAACAACGTAGTGAGAGTTCACTAGAGGAATTTTTATGATAGATTTTTTATGGCACGTGCCCGTATTCTTATGGGAGTTAGCAATCAATCTGTTCTTTTGGGGCAGTGTAATTGGATTATTAGTTTTAATAATTAAATGGGGAACTGAAAAGTGGATCGACACACTGAAGAGTGAGAGAAAAGCAGAAGAGTCAGATCAAGGAAATAAAGATAACTGGGGCGTCTAAATACTATCATGGAATTATATCTTATACACATTATCTTTATATCAGCATGTGTGTTCTTTTCTTATTGGTCAGGACATAGAGCAGGATCCCATGATGGCAGAAGTCAGATGGTCGAGGATCTGATTGACCGTAATTTACTTACAGTAGATAAACTTAAAAAAGAATACGAACTTTAATAAATAAAAACATATTATGAAAATACTTGGAATTAATACATCGCATGACTCAACAGTTGCTTGGGTCGAAGACAATAAACTTATTCAGTTACACGAAGAAGGCAGAGTCCGAAGAGATAAGTGGTGGTCACCACTTGAAGAAGGCGGACCGTCAATAGAACATTGTGGTTATACTGCTATACCTATTAAAGGTTTAACAGCACCAGATCAAGTTGCATTTACTTCTTTCGATAGAAGAGGTGTTGAACTTGAATTATCAGACTCAGTTAGCAACGACAGAGTACTACAGCAAGACATCATTACATTCATGGCAGAAAAACAAATGTCATGGAAACGTTATCAAGAACTTGAAGAAGAGTTCGGGCAAACAATCGTAAAAGAAATTAGATTGAATGAAGGTGCCGATAATACGATTAACGATTCAGTAATGAACAATTCACATTTCGAAGGATCACCAAACGTTGTCTTTGAACCAGAGCATCATTACTTTCATGCAGTGTGTGGAGATTACTTCAGCACATATGATGAATCAATTATAATCACATGGGACGGTGGTGGTTGGAGATCACAATATGATTTATATCCAGGTCATCAAGAGATTGAATGTATATGGCATTCTAAAGATGGCGTGATCAAACCTTTATATAAGAAGATGTCTAATACAAGAGAGATCGATCAGATTAATAATAATTACTTCCCTGGTTTCACGGAAGATTGTGCTTACTGTTTAACAAATGATATCATAACAATAGATGATTGTATCTACGAGTTCTCTTCCCTTCCAAGCAACGGAATGAACTTTAGTAATATGTCAGTATCATTAGGGTGTGATGACTATGGGAGATCAGCAGGTAAAGTCATGGGCATGGCATCATACAGTGCTAACCCACAGATAGAAAATGTTTTCTCTCGTCATACAATGGCACAAAAATTAGAGATTGATGCATTAGCAAGTGCGAAGCAAACAATTCAAAAAGCAATAGACATGGTACCTGATTGTAAGAATATTATTCTATCAGGTGGATTCTCACTTAATTGTACTAACAACTACAAATACTTACAGGCATTTCCTGATTATAAATTCTTTGTTGACCCAGTACCTCATGATGGTGGGACAGCAGTTGGTGCCGCTTTAGATTTATGGAGAAAAGAAAATGTTAATGACTGAAATACATAGAGACGTTGATACAGTAGTAGAGATGCTAACGACTAATAAACAGATCGTTGGAATATGGCAGAATAATTCTGAGTGGGGACCAAGAGCACTTGGTAATAGATCGATTGTATTTGACCCAAGGCATCCCCAAGCAAAGGGTATAGTAAATGAAGTAAAGCAAAGAGAACATTACAGACCATTTGCTTGTACAGTTCTAGAAGAACATGCACATGAATACTTTGAGATGTTACAACTTGAATCATCACCATACATGTCGTTCGCAGTTCAGTGTAAACCAAAAGCAATGGAAGATATACCAACTCTTGTCCATGCTGATAACACTTGTCGTATGCAAACAGTCAATGAAGAACAGAACCCAAACTATTATAATTTAATTAAGGCATTCGGCGAAAAGACTGGTGTCCCAATTTTATTCAACACATCTTTTAATTTAGGTGGAGAGGCAATCGTAGAAACACTATACGATGCAATCGATACATGTAATCGTTCTATGATTAATCATTTGTATATACCTGAAGATCAAGATGTTTATATTCCTTATGAGCAAATAAAGGATAAAATTAGACTTACAATATAATAAATATCTGTATGACTATTATCGAAGTTACAGATAACGCAATACAGAGACTTCTTAAAAAGAAAACAGAAGACAACTTTGAATACATCAGAATAGGAATTACTGGTGGGGGTTGTGCTGGATTCGAATACATATTTGATTCAGTCTCAGAGAAGTTAGCAGAAGATGTGATTGTTGATTATGGTCCTATACAATTTGTCATCGACAAAACTTCTATACCTTATATTCTAGGTATGACTTTAGATTTTCAAAAGGAAGGACTTAACGAAATGTTTAAGTTTATAAACCCTAAAGAAGAGGCATCATGTGGGTGTGGTGTTTCAATTAACTTTGATTTATCTCAAGTAGAACACGATGAACAACGAATACAAGCAATCAGCATCTAGTTACAATAAAAACAAATACAGGACAATGGGTTATCTTGCTCAGTGTGTTGTATTGCCACTTAAGTCAGAGAACAAATTACCAGAAGATAGTTTTACATGGAAAGACATAGAAGATGTTCGCCATATATATTATAGTAAACCTTGTAGACCTGTAAGAATAAAAGCAGACAGTGATCACCCAATTCTAAATCAATCAACTCGGGACGTTCTTAGTAGTTGGCCACATCAAGGTATGAAACGTAATGAATATGCTAATGCAAAGTATAAATGGTTATCATCACAAACAGGTGATTGGTATCACCCATCACAATCTATAACTAATTTTCATTTAGATTCGCCTATGTTTTTTGAACCAGGGTCTGTAAAAAGTTTTGTCCAGTATGAACGAGGTACTGGTTACTTTGACATTTGGGACCAGCATAATCAATATACAGATGAGCACCTATCTTTTGATGAGTGGATTTCTGGTTATAAATATGGAGAAGGTACTACAGTATTAGGTTACAGCATTACTAATACTAAAGATGAAAAAATGCTAAGACTATCGCCAATGTGGGATAGAGATAATTTTACAAAATGGATAAACAATGAAGACAAGTTCAGCAAAAGCAAAGGGACGTAATCTACAAAAGTGGGTTGTGCAAAAATTAGTCGAGCATCTCTCGGCAGATCAAGAAGATATTGAATCAAGACCTATGGGATCCCAAGGTGAAGATGTTATTATGGGGAAACAGACTAGACAAATATTCCCTTATAGTATAGAATGTAAGAATCAAGAAAAGATGAATGTATGGGATGCCTATGATCAAGCAACAGAGAACTGTAAGGGTTATACACCTATAGTTGTTATGAAGAAGAATCGTAGAAAACCATTAGTCGTGATTGATGCTGAGGAGTTTTTAAAACTACATAGATAACAATGAACAAGATACAACGTGCAATGCATACAAAGGCAAACAATGCCCTCGGTGAAGTAGAATACCAAATCGATTTGTTCTTAGACAATAACTATAAGTCTAAGTTTAGTATGTTTAAATATCTCAAGCAATTAGAATACAAGAAAAAGATTGTAGAGATTATGCGGGTTAATTATGTGCAAATGATTGAAGAGTTAAATGATCAAGATGAGCAGATGCAAGAAGCATATGACTTTATGACCAAAGCACAAAAGAATAAGTTTATAAAATTCGTTCAAGGTATTGTAGATGATGTTGATAAGTATATCGCACACATGCAACCTGAATGGGACAAAGACTCACAGATGCGAAGAGTTCAGAACTCAATCAAGAAAAGAAACAGAGAACGTATCGCAGAAATAGAAAAAAAATATAACATGAAAGTTACTTGACGATTAGTACCACTTTATAGTATAATTACATTATGATTTTAATTGACTTTACACAAACCATCATTGCATCGTTAATGGTGAACTTAAAAAGAAACGAGGGCGAGATATCAGAAGACTTTCTACGATATCTAATTCTAAACTCACTCAGAAATTATCAGAAGAAATACGGACCCACATATGGTCAAATAGTATTATGTACAGATGCTGGTAATCCATGGCGTAGAGATTTCTTCCCTCTATACAAAGCAGGTAGAAAGAAAGCAAGAGACAATGACAACAATGATTGGAAATTAATCTTTGATACATTACAGATAGTCAAAGATGAGATACGTGAGAACTTTCCTTATCATTACATGTATGTACCTAACTGTGAAGCAGATGATATCATAGCAGTACTAACACAAAGATTCCACAAAGAACAAGACATACTAATCGTATCAGGCGATAAAGACTTTCAACAACTATTGAAATTTGACAATGTAACACAATATAGTCCTAATAGAAATGACTTTATTACACCAGAAGGTGGTGCAGTACATTTTCTAAAAGAACATATACTCAAGGGAGATAAGGGTGATGGTATACCAAACATCTTATCTAACGATGATTGTTTAGATTTAGGTATTAGACAGACACCATTAAGAAAACCTATTCTAGAGAAGTATCTCAGAATTAGTATGGAAACGGACGATAAATACTATCGTAACTATATAAGAAATAGAACATTGATTGATTTAGAATGTATACCAAATGAAATAGTTAATGGTATTAATAATGAGTTCGACAATACAGAACCTGTTCAAGGCAAAGTATATGACTATCTCAGAACAAAACGTATCACTCAATTACTAGATAACATTGGAGATTTTTCGTTATGACCGAGAAAAAAAGAGGAAGAGGGAGACCTAAGGGTGCCCCAAATAAACCAAAGTTAGAACTCATTACAGAGAGAGTTAAACTTACTAAGAATGCAGACGTATATGAAATACTATGTCAAGCAGAATTAGTCGCACAAACAAATGAAGATCATGCAGTTAATGGTCTTACAGCATTTGGAGAAAACAATGGTGCAGTATCAAAAGTATTAATGTGGTTATTCAATGATAATATTAAATCATTGTTGCCTGCAGGTAAGACACCTTACAATACTAACGATGCACCAGCACCAGACTTAACTGAAACTCAATTAAGATTTGAGTTTAGAAAATTTAAGTACTTCGTAACTAATGAAGTACCACAAGTTCGTAGAGAAACAATGTGGATAGAATTACTAGAAAGTATACCTGCTAAAGAGGCAGAAGTTATGGAACTAGTGAAAGAGAAAGTAAATCCTTTCCCACACATAACCAGAGAAATTGCTCAAAAGGCATTTCCTAACGATCAGTTTTAAATAAATATATTATGTCGGCAGAGACTATACATATAAATGGGAAAGTAAACATTAACTTTCCAGTGTGTAAACTTTCTAGTCGTGTCCGACTCCATGGAGTATTATAATGGCAGAAGAAGTGAAATCAAATTTTTCAAACGAGGTAGTAGAACCTACTGAACTCGAAAAGCATATCGAACGATTGCAAAAACACACCGTACCTATGAAACCAGAAATGCTGAACTTAGTTCAGACATTGATGAATAATCATTTGCAAAGTGGTAACGTTAAAGTAACAGAACTCGATGCATTGGTATTTGCACGTGATGAAGTTAACAAAGCAACCATTGATTATCAAACTCATTTAGAAAGAATGAATAAGAGAACTCAAGAGTTACAAGCAGAACAAATGGAGTCGAACAGAGAAGCAGGTGAATTGCAACGAGCAGAGCAACGCCAACTTCTAGCAGAAGAAAGAATCGCACGTAAGAATGCAGAGAGAACAAGTGAAAGTTTACAGATGGAAAATGATCGTCTGAAAGCAGAACTTGAAAAAGTACATCAAGTGCCTGCAGAACCCAAACAAAAATCAAAAGCAATGGAAATGGCACGTGCTATGAATCCTGAACCAACAGAACAGGAAGTATTTGATAAGAAGATTCAAGATACTAAGAAATCTTTCAAAGAGTGGGACGAAGAGAATGTAGACATCGATACAGCAATGCAACAAGCACATGATGAAGATGAAAACTTCGAAGACTCAGCAGACTTTTATAATGGTGTTTCACCAGAACAAGCATTAGATGATGTCAATGAAAACTTTGAAGACACACTTGAAAGTTTAGAAGACTCAGTTGAACTAGAAGTTCCAGAAGATGCTAAGGGTACTGAAGACTTCTTTGCAGAAGTAGAGGCAGTACAAGAGAGAGTCGATTCAGATTTCTCTAGCAGTGCACCAGTAATCTCTAACAGTCAATTACCTGACATCAAAACATACGATTCAGAAGAAGACTTACAAGCACACATAGACGAGAAGAATGCTCAAGTAGAAGAAGAGTACGAAGAGGTAACAATACCTTCAGAGTCCGATCTACAAGCAATGACTAAAAAGCAAATACATGAGACAGCACAAACACTTTCATTTGATGATGTAGTTTTAACTATGACTAAGTCAGTTATGATTGAAACTTTCGTGCAGTCTACAAACGATTACATAGATAGTCTAAAAGAATCTGGAGAATTTGTCAGTGCTGAAACAACCGATAGTAGTGAGTCCTCACCAACTGAAGACGATAAACAAGACGGCGGTTACTTCTAAGAAAGTAAACCTTCGTCAGTTTGATCACACAGAAGTATATACCGAATACGAATCATCACTCTCGAACATCGAGGGCATGGTTCGTTTCGATATCCCATGGGAATATTCTACACTACTAGGCACTCGTCTAAAGAATCCATTTGTATTATGTTCTATAGAAAATAATGTTATAGAAATATCTTATCTAGGACATAACGACAATACATTTAAAGTACCAGTATATTATTGTAATGATAATCGCAGGTCTAAAAAATCAGAGATCAGAGAAGATGAGGATAATCAATTCTTTCTTCTACCAAAAAGCAGAGTACCATTTTTAGTTGATCAAGAAGTAACATTTCGTTATTATGGTGATGATGGTGAGAGTGAACGTAGATTCAGTATATCAATAGAAGACGATATACGAAACATGAACTATAATGACTTAGTAGAATACCATCGTAACAGATGGTCGTCCCGTACCAGACGTTTTATGCAAGGACATGAAGTAGATGATCTAGTACATTTTCCAACGACTCTAAAGTGGTGGAATAGCAACGATAACAAAGACAATCTTTTCATCTATAAAGATATAGCATGGTTTGAATTATATCCAAATGTTACATGTGTTGGCGATCAGTTTGTAGATGAAGAAGGTTATATATCATGGACACTGTTCACATATGAGAATGCACCTAAAGGTATTGGTACAGAATTATCAGAGGCAGTTCATAGTAAAATAAAAGAACTTGGTTTCAGTAAAGTTAGAGTAATGATTCATAAAGATAATAAAGCATGTATACATGGACCAGGGAGAGACTATGAACTCTTATCTGAAATGAACGATTGGTGTGTATACAGTCTTGATCTATAAGGATTTATAAATGAATACAAACGTAGAAAAACAATGTAGTCAATGTGATCGCATTGTAAACATAACTGTAGCAAAATACTTTGTTGTAAAAGAGGAGAAACTACATGTCTTCTGTGATGCATATTGCTCACATGATTGGCATATAAATAAACAAGATGATAAAAGAATCAATAAAACAAAACCAGAGTAAATACGTAGAGTCGAATTTACCACAAGATCAACAAAAATTTAAAGGTTGGTATTGGGATCATTCTACTCAAAAGTATTATCGATGGGACAATCAACCAAGAGAGGACTAAATGTCAGACATAGAGTATAACGACTTTGGTTTTACGGCAATGGACGCCGATGAACTCGCATCTGTAGATACAAAGATAGTAGAAAAAACAACTACTGCAAATGAAGTGATTGACCAGATGGACAACTTCATCAGACCGTTGCTAGAAAATCTCATGAAAGATTCAGATAAAGATTACATTTATTGGCCGAATCGATCAGAGATGATACAAAAGCAAATCGACAAATTAAATTTAATTCAAAAAACCATTTGACTTTGACCACAACTTTTTAGTATACTATGTTTCATATTAACTATTCGGGAGAATACAATGAAGCAGAGTTACTATGGCGATTCGCCAGAAGTTGCTAAACTCGTAGAGATTGGTCGTAACATGATCTCTCTTTGCGAATCTAATAAACTATTTCCAAAAGATGATCACATGTGGAATGTGGCAGTTACGTGTGGTAATAAACTTACTACATATGGCACCACATGGTCCCGTGTCAAATCATTATCTGATCTTTCAAAAGACGAACGTAAAGCAATGCTAGAATATCTAGAAAATCATTCACAAAAAGGTTGACAGTGACCCTCACTTTTTTGTATACTATAAACATGATGAAAAATTATTTAATAAAGAACGGGTTACTCGATGCTGATTTCATTCAACCTCTAGTAGCATTTTTAGTACTTATAGTTATAGGAGAGATTATATGAAATTATCAGAATTAGTAAATGAAGTAAACTTAGAGCAAGAGTTGGATAAACAAATCCATACTCTTTGTGAGAATCTAGAAAGTGCAATGAAGGACAGATGGTCTCATGCTGATAACACTTATTACCATGCTAAGAAAGGCAGTAAGTATATTAAGATAATTAAAAGTGAGCATGGCAATGAATACGGTACTAGTGTTTGGGGTTTCATCAACCTGTCTAACGACAAGTTTAAAGTTGGTGATGTATTGAAAGCGGCAGGGTGGTCAAAACCTGCTCTCAACAAGGCAAGAGGAAATCTATTTGATGGATATCCAATCGACCCTAATTCAATGTTAATTTATGGACCAACGTATTTAAGATAGGAGAAAGATATGGCAGATTTATGTGTAGTATGTGATACGAGGCGCCCAGAGACAGGCACTAATCATCTAGTTTTAGGTGATCAGTGGATTGAGTTCTGTCGTCCGTGTGGTGAGACAGAGATGCTCACAAATGGTGAGACTGGAGAACAGAAGTCCATTCTCGAAGTATTTTGTATGGGTGGTAAAGAACCCATATGGCAAGATCAAAGGAGTACAGTATGAAATATAATTGGGTAGATCAAGCAATTAAAAATTATAAGTCTCTATCAGAGACAGAGCAGGCACATGTAGATGCCGCTCTTGATAGTTTAGACGACACAGGAGATGTGTGTATCTGTGGCAAACAAGAATGTCCAGATGCTTATGCACATACAACAAGTGGTTATTAAGATCATAGGAGTTCTTTTCTTAGCACTAATGGGAATTATGGTATACATGAGTGCACATATTATAGATGAAGAAAAGCAAGGTAAGTATATACCATTACCATGGGAGAAAAAATAATGTCATTTTTTAGAGGCAGTAGAAACGAAACACAATTAATTAGAATACGATATTTGTATTTGGTACTAGGAATAATACTTGGTATGGCATTCGGCATGAGTGCACAAAAACTATATGCATTCGATGCCAACGGTGAGGCAATATGTCTTGCTAAGAACATTTACTTTGAAGCAGGTAATCAACCACTTGCTGGTAAAGTTGCCGTTGCTCAAGTAGTACTTAATCGTATAGAGCACAGTTCTTATCCAGATGATATTTGTGGTGTTGTGTATCAATCAAAAGAATATTATACTTCTTGGACAGGTAAGACACAACCCAAATTAGGCATGTGTCAGTTTAGTTGGTATTGTGATGGTAGATCAGACGAACCATTAGATACTAAGACATGGTTATCATCTTATGAGATTGCATCGCAAGTTTTGATGGGTAAGTTTCCTGATATTACTGAGGGTGCTACACATTATCATGCAGATTATATTTACCCATATTGGGCAGATACGTTAAATGAAACAGTTCAAATAACAGATCATATTTTTTATAAATGAAACAACTCTGGCACGATTACATGATGGGCAACTCGAAAGAGTGGCAAGACTCATCTACTGGTTGGGTTGATACTATGACTAAGTCAAAAGAGAGCAAAGAAGAATACAAAAAGTATTTAGAATTAACAGAAAATCCAGTACCATATAGAGACTGGTTAAGAGACATAAAGGAGTAATTATGGACGAATTGATGAAAACGTTAGATACGATCTTAGAAGATATAACTAAGATACAAGAGAAACAAACAGCACAGTTGAAATTCATGGAACAAAAACTTATTCAACTAAATTCTGATTTAGAGTCTTTACTTTCCGTAATAGATAGTGTAAACTATACAGATGAACAAGAAAAACCAACGTCAATACATTAATGAATATATTTGTACTAGATAAAGATCCACGTGAGGCCGCAAGAATGCTATGCGACAAACACGTCCCTAAAATGATCGTAGAATCTGGTCAGATGTTATCGACTGCCCATCGTATGCTCGATGGTACACCAGTCAAACGTCCAAGTAAATCTGGTAAAACAATACAAACATATTATACATTTGGTGATGAACGTGATAATCTTTATTATCTTGCAGTACATAAGTATCACCCATGTACAACATGGACTATGCATTCAAAAGCAAACTATGAATGGCATTACGAACACTTTCACGAAATGGCGTTAGAGTATCAGTATCGTAGAAGCGGTAAGATGCATGAGACATTTCGTAAGATCGGAATACTACTTGCAAAACCCCCTATAAATATAACAGACAGTGGGTTAACTGAGTTTGCTCAAGCAATGAATCACTACCCACAATGTAAAGACCCTGACCCAGTAACTGCATATCGTAATTACTATCATCAGGCAAAACCATTTGCTAAGTGGGAATGGAAACGTGATGCACCACAATGGTGGCAAGGTTATCAAGGAGTAGCATGAGAGTATTAGTAGAAAATTATGGCGATGTAAGAATCTTTTCAGATCGTCCATATGGATATAAAAGATATCATGTACAATGGAAAGATGGCAATGAAGAAATGTTCAGTGGCATATGGTACAGTGAAAAGAAAGTTAGAAAGATAGTAGAGGAAAGATTAAATGCCAGCATATGATTTCTTAAATTCAGATACGAATGAAGTCGAAGAGCATATTATGTCCTACACTAAGTTAGATCAATTCAAAGAAGACAACCCACACTTAAGACAAGTGATACTAGATGCACCTCTGACCGTAGGTGGTGTAGGGGACAGAGTCAAGACAGACGATGGTTTTAAAGAAGTATTATCAAACATTGGTAAGAACTACAAGGGTTCTGATCTAGACAAGAGATACAATAAACAATCAATCAAAGATATTAAAACAAAAGAGATAGTCAAGAAGTACGTTGACAAAGGCACCATTTCATATTAAAATAGATTATGACATTAAAAATGAGAACTAACCTCATTGAGTTAAGTGAACTAGAAAATATTCAACTCAATACAATTCAAGAAAACGGCAAACGATTCTATACAGATGATGCTGGTAAGATCAGATATCCTTCTGTAACAACTGTAACATCTTTACTTACTAAAGATCAGATCAAGTTGTGGAGAGCACGTGTCGGTGAAGAAGTTGCAAATAAGATTTCTACACGTGCCGCACGAAGAGGTACAAAGTTTCATTTACTAGTAGAAGATTATCTACGTAAAGAAAAAGAGTACATTGAGTTTGATGATATCATGCAAGAAGCACAATTTAAAGCAGTGCAACCTATCTTAGATGAGATCGTACCAATTGCCTTAGAGGCGCCATTGTTCTCAGAGAACTTACAAATGGCAGGACGTGTAGACTGTGTTGGTTTATTTGATGGAGTATTATCTATCATAGACTTTAAAACAAGTAGTAAGATGAAGACAGAAGAAATGGCACAACCATGGTACCACCAAATGACTGCATATGCAATCATGGTAGAAGAACTAACAGGACAACCTATTGAAGAAGTAAATGCAATTGTAAGTATGGAAGATGGTAACTATCAATTGTTCAGTGCTGATCCAAAAGATTATGTTGAAAGTCTATATGGTTTAAGACAACAATATAGAACACTTTACGGAGTATAGAATGATAAGTAAAAAAGAATTTTGCGAACAAGTTGAGAAACTAATGCGAGATAGAAATGTTGAAGTGATGGACGCCATACTAAAAACGTGTGAAGTAAATCAGATCGAACCGGAAGGTGCTAAGAGACTCTTAACACCACCGTTGAAAGAGAAGTTACAAGCAGAAGCAGAAAAGTTGAAACTTGTTAATCGTGAGAAGTCAAGCAGAGCAAGTCTGTCTGGGTTCTTCAGTAAATAGGAGTATAAAATGGAAAAAAATGATATTATATCAGTCGTTACTATGACTGGCGAATATGTTGGTAAACTAAACAGTGATGATGTTCTGAACAGTTTTGAATTACTACACCCTAAGATGATCTTGTCAAACCCAGAAACAGGTGAGATGGGATTTGCTAGAGGCATTGCCGTAACTGGACAAGAAAATCCAGAGTCCGTTGTTTTACACAATATAGTTTTTGCCTGTGCGGCAAATGACAAAGTTGTAAAAGCATGGCAAGAGGCAACT